TGTGGCTAGAGGAGATGGAGCCGATTATTCTACATGTCATGTAATTGATATTGTAAACGCAACTCAAGTAGCTGAATATAAAGGTAAAGTTGATACAAAAGATTTTGGAAATTTCTTAGTAGCACTTTCAACTGAATATAATGATGCTTTACTTGTGGTAGAGAACGCAAATATTGGTTGGGCAACAATTCAGCAAGTAATTGATAGAGATTATAAAAACTTATTCTATATGAGTAAGGATTTAAAATATATTGATACTGAAAATCAAATGACAAATAGATATAGAGCTGAAGATAGAGGATTAGTAGCTGGATTTTCAACCACTTCTAAAACTAGACCTTTAATTATATCTAAATTAACTGATTACTTTAGAGAAAAATCAATTACAATTCGTTCTTCTCGTTTAATAGATGAGTTATTTACATTTGTCTATATGAATGGTAGAGCAGAGGCTATGAAAGGTTATAATGATGACTTAACAATGGCATTTTCAATTGGTTTGTGGGTCAGAGATACAGCACTTCGTTTAAGACAAGAAGGAATTGATTTAACTAAAAGTGCAGTTGGTGGTATTACTTCGCATACATATAATGGTATATATGGTGGTGGAAATACTATGGATGATGACCCGTGGAGAATGAGAGCTGGTGATGGATTTGAAGATTTAACTCAATGGTTGTAGTGTTTTGATAAATTACGATATTTATATCATATAATGTCAAAATAGGATTTTGTAGAAAATAATAATAAATTATGGCAGAACAAGAATTGGATGATAGAAGTTTTTTTGGTAGGTTAAAGAAGTTATTCTCAACCCAAGCTATCGTAACCGTTGATAAAGATGGTAAACGTAAGGTTGTGGATACGGATGAACGCCAGATGAATACAAACTTCGTAAATCTTAGAGATAGATATACAAAGTTACAAAGGTCTTTTAATGAAACGAATCAGGGTGCACAATCAATGGCATACCATCAGGTTCGTAGAGAATTATTCAGAGATTATGATGCTATGGATAATGACCCAATAATAGCATCGGCATTAGATATATACGCTGATGAATCAACTACTAAAGATGAGTATGGTGATGTATTGACAATCAAATCATCAAACGAAAATGTAAGTTCAATCCTACATAACTTATTCTACGATGTAATAAATATAGAATTCAATTTGTGGCCTTGGGTAAGAAACTTAGTTAAATACGGAGATTTCTTTTTAGCATTGGAAATTGCAGAAGGTAAAGGTATTGTAAATGTATTACCTTATTCGGTATATAATACTGAAAGATTAGAAGGTACTGACCCTAGCAATCAAAACTATGTTAAGTTTAAAGTTGAATTAGATAGATTTGGTAAAAAAGAATATGAGAATTATGAAATGGCTCACTTTCGTATGTTATCAGATACTAACTTTCTACCATATGGTAAAGCAATGATTGAAGGTGGTCGTAGAGTTTGGAAACAATTATCACTTATGGAAGATGCGATGTTAATTCATCGTATTATGAGAGCACCTGAAAAGAGAGTATTCAAAATTGATATTGGTAACATCAATCCACAAGAGGTTGATAACTATATGCAAAAGATTATCAACAAAATGAAGAAAACTCCGTTTGTTGATAAAAATAGTGGAGATTACAACTTAAAGTACAATATTCAGAATCTTACCGAAGATTTCTTCTTACCTGTTAGAGGTGGAGATAGTGGTACGGCAATTGAAAATTTAGCTGGACTGGATTATACTGCAACTGAAGATATAGATTACTTAAAAGCAAAATTATTTAGTGCATTAAAAATACCAAAAGCATTCTTAGGATACGAAGAAGGTATTAGTGGTAAAGCAACTCTTGCAGCTCAAGATGTTCGTTTTGCTAGAACTATTGAAAGAATTCAAAGAACTGTTGTTAGTGAATTATATAAAATAGCAATAGTTCACTTAGCATCCCAAGGAATTGATGATGCTGAAATGACAAACTTTCAACTTACTTTAACTAATTCATCTACAATATATGAGCAAGAGAAAGTAAACCTTTGGAGTGAGAAGACTAGATTAGCATCCGACCTTAAGGGACTTAATATGATGTCTACTGATTGGGTTTATAATAATGTATTTGGTATGAGTGAAGATGAGATAGATATGGAAAGAGCTAAGATGATATTAGACCTTAAAGACCGTTTCCGTTATAACTCAATCGAACAACAAGGACAAGACCCGGCCAATCCACCTCAACAACAAAATGTGGAGGAGGAGATTGAAAAAATGAAGCAGGAGATTGTAGATAATAAAGGTGGTAGGCCAAGAGAGGGAAATACCTACGGAAAGGATAAACACCCATTAGGTAGAGACCCATTGGGTAACAAAGAAAACGAAAAAGAAAGAAAAAGAGAAACTCGTACATTTGAATCAAATAAACGAGTTGCAAAAGAATATATTAATGGTATTTCAGCAAAAAAGAAAATTTTAAGTGAAAAAACACAAAAAACGGACCTTTTAGATGAAAAAAACATATTAGATGACACTAAATTTTAATAAACATTAAAAAGTTTATATTTATATGTGTTAGTTTATAGACGTAGGTTAAACATAGGGTAATAAATGAAAAAAATAAAACATTCCAAAGTTAAGAATACTGGGGTGTTATTTGAGCTTTTAGTAAGACAAATAACATTAGAGGTACTTAATGGGGACAAAACTGAGAACGCAAAAAACATAGTAAAAGAATTCTTTGCCGCAGGTACGGAATTAAATAAAGAATTACGTCTTTATGATTTACTATTAAAAGAAAAATACAATTCTGAAAGTAAAGCTGAAATGTTTGTAGATACTGTATCTCAAGCACATTCTAAATTGAATGAGGTTAAATTATCAAAAGAAAAGTATAGTCTTATTAAGCAAATTAATGAGAAATTTGAATTAGAGCAATTTCTTTCATCCCCAATTACCAATTATAAAGTATTGGCATCAATATATAAAGTATTTGAATCTAAAAAGTCCGAAAACTATGATATTAAAGATGTATTTAATTCTAAGGTAACCCTAATTGAAAATATTATAGCTAGACCATCAACTAAAACTAACAAAGTAGAAGATACTAAATTAATAGAAACCTATAAGCAACAAGATAAAGACCTACGATTATTAACCTATAAGATTCTTGTTGAAACATTTAATAAAAAATATACAAATTTAGATTCAAAACAAAAGAATTTATTAAAGGAATATATAAACAATATTTCAAATACATCTAAATTTAAAGATTATATTTCAGTAGAATTACCAAATATAGTATCTGAATTAAAATCTATAAAAGCAAAGGTTGAAGATAAAGTTACTACAATTAAATTATCTGAAACTATTTCTGTTTTAGAAAAAATGAAAATGGGTAAATCTGTATCTGATAATCAAGTTTCATCTATTATGCTTTCGTATGAGCTAATCAAAGAATTAAAATCTAAAGTAAAATAATGGAAGCTAGATTAAAAGAAATAATCAGAAGTATAGTTAAAGAAATTCAATCTGAAGAAGAATTGGACGAAATGTCTGTAACTGGTAATGTAGCTGGATATAATACACCGGCTGCATTTTCTAAACCTGGTCAAACTGCAAAGAAAAATAAAAGATTAGCTAACGTAACTGGTGGTGAGGTTGTTGATGATTTAGAAGAAGGAATAACAAGTAGTGCTGGTGCACCATTTACAAAACCATCTGATGTTGCTGATAAGAACGCTAAATTAGCTAAATTATCTGGAAGCACAATTGTTGGTGAAGAAAAGGATTGGTTAAAGAACGATGTTCCTGCTGATTCTAAAAAACCATTAGTAATAAAACCAACAGCAACCGATTGTAATGATTCTGGTGAAATAGCAGATAAGAGTGGTATGGAATTGGTAAAGGCTGATGATGAGGCTAGTTTAAATGAAAATCGTTGGTTAGCAATTAAAAAAGAAGAAGGTTCTCCTAAAGCTAAAATGAGTAGAGGTGTAACATCTATCAAACAACAATTGGGTGAGGTAGAGAAATTTGTTAACTGGTATTCTAAAATAAAGAATGAGAGTGGGGTTAAGAAAGGAGATTACTATAAAAGAACAAATAAAAGTTTACATAAGATAAAAGAGAGATTAATGAATCTTTCAGAAAAAATTAGAACTTTATAATATGCCAGCACAATCAAAAGCACAACAAAGATTTATGGGTATGGTTCATGCAGTACAAAAAGGAGACATGGAAGCACCATCTAAAGAAGTTGAGAAAGCAGCTGATTCAATGACTAAAAAAGATGCTAAAGATTACGCATCTACATCACATAAAGGTCTACCAAACAAAAAAGAAAGTATGAAAATAACTAAAGAAAGACTAAAAGAATTAGTTAAGGAAGTAATGACTGAAGAATCAGAATATCAAGCATTCTTTGCCAAAGCATTGGAAAAGTCTGGTAAATCAATTCCATCTATGAGTGATGAAGAAAAGAAAGCATTTTTCAATAAGATAGATACCGCATGGAATGGTAAGGGTGAGAAGAATGAGGAATTAGTTGGTGGCCAAAAAAAATTAGATGTTGATAAGGATGGTGATATTGGAGCAGATGATTTGGCAGATTTAAGAGCTGGTAAAAAAGCAAATGAATCAGTAAACGAAGCTTCAGATTCATTAAAGTTAAAGGGTATTAAAATTAACAAAAAGAGTCCTGTTACTTTTGTTTTAGAAATTAGTTTCCTTATTGGTAATGAAGTTGTTATAAGTTATTTAACTACTGGAACATCGCAAGATGCTCAAAAAATAAAAAGTAAAGTTGAAAAAGCATTTAATTCTGGAAAAATAATTTCTCCATCAGGTATCGGCTATTACGCATATAATGAATCAGTATAATATGAAATCACTATTAATAGAAACAAACCTATTTGAAGGTAGGGTAAACGAAGATGAAGGAGGAAGAACCCTAGTAAAAGGAGTTCTACAAAGAGCATCTGCTGAAAACCAAAATGGTAGAGTATATCCTAGAGAAATATTAATGAGAGAGGCTAAGAAATACGAAATACTAATTAAAGAACGTAGAGCATTAGGTGAATTAGACCATCCTGACTCTACTGTAATTAATTTAAAGAACGTATCTCATAACGTAAGAGAAATACATTGGGAAGGTGATGACCTTTGTGGGACAGTAGAAATTCTACCAACTCCATCTGGTAATATCTTAAAAGAATTATTAAAAGCTGGAATCCTATTAGGTATCTCATCAAGAGGCATGGGTTCGGTAACTAATATCGGAGAAGGTAAAGTAAAGGTTCAGGATGACTTTGAATTGATTGGTTGGGACTTTGTATCTAACCCATCTACACATGGTGCATTTATGGTGCCTGTAAACGAATCTGTTAATAGAGGTTTACAAAAAATAGGAACTGATGTTTGTGGTGAGTACTGCAAAGCACAGGATTTAATGAGAGAAATAATAACTGAAATAGCATAATAATGGCAAAGAATTTCGACATATACGATTTTGTACACAACAATAAGATAACCTTAAAAGTTGATGCACCAAAAGGAACTAAGGTATCTAAAGCATACAATGATATCCGTAAAACTAACTTGAAAGAAGTAAAGATAGTAAATGGTAAATTCAGCTTAGCTGAAAATTTAGAAGATAGAAAATTATCAAACGAAGTTAAAAAACACTTCTTAGAAATTATTTCTACTTACAATACTTTTCAAGACCAAATGAAAAGAAAATCAGATATGAGTGAAGTAGCTGATACATTAGGTGCTATCGTTGAGGCTGCAAAGGAAATGACTCTAAGAGAGAGTGGTGATTGGTTCGATAATGTGACTGTAAAAAGAAATATGCAAGAATTGGATAAATTAGGTAAATCATTTGATAAATTTGCTGTTGAAGCAAAAGCAATGGATGAAAGATTACATTCTTTATATGAAGATATGGGTCACATCTTAAATCGTTACTATGAAATTGCAGATATCAGTACTGATACAATGCATGAAAGATTAGGAAATAAAAAGAAATAATTATGATTCGTTTAGGAGGATTGGTATCACAAAAAGCATTTGGTAAATTTGAAATGGGTAAAGTAGTTTCTAATCCATTTGCAACAGCATTCGTTAATGAAGCGGAAGGTGAAGACCATGAAGTTTCTATGGCAAATAATTCAATAGATACCATTATTAAAATGGCAACGGAATTGAAAGCTAAAATGGGTGAGGACGAAAAACAAATTCCGGCTTGGATTCAAGACCATATAGCTAAAGCAGAAAACTTAATTTCTCAAGCATCTGGAAACTATCACGAATATGGTGATTCAAACGAAAATATTAACGAAGCACCTAAAAAATTAAAACATACTATTAGTAAAAAAGAATGGTCTAAAATTCCTAAATATAATAAACATATTGGAATGGATGGTGTTCATTATATTATGAAATATGATGATAAACTTGGAACATATTTACAAGGTGTAGAAATAGTAGATGAATCAATAAAAGAAGCATCACCTTGTTGGAAAGGATATAAGCAAGTTGGTATGAAAGATAAAGGTGGTAGACAAGTTCCAAATTGTGTACCTAATGAATCGGTAGTAAAAGAAATTAGTGGTAGAACTCCAAAGATTTTTGTAAAAACAGCAGCAGTTGAAAAAAAGATTAAAGAATTAATGGCTGATAGAAAAAAAGCAGTAGTTCCTTATAATAGTGAAACTGACCCTGCTAAAAAAGAAAAGTTAAAACAAATCCTTATCAAATTAACTAATCAAATTAAGGGATATGAAAAGAATTTAGTTCAGTTAAGAGATATGGAAGAAGAATACCTTCAACAAATGCATGCAGACGCTGAATTAGATACGACTGGTCTTTAATAAGTAAATTTAATAAAATATTTTTTGATAAAAGCTTGGTTATTCCAAGCTTTTTTCGTATATTTACATATGATTAAGCCTTTCTCAATATTAGATACAAAAACTAAAGAATGGCAGGACCGTAAGAGGTACTGGATACAAACCTACAATATTCAATCAGAATTAGGTAGGGAAGATACCGATAGTAGAGCCCGTTTCTGGGAAGATAATACAATTTCAATATTTGATGCAACCCTTTGTGAGCATATGTATCAATGGTTCACTCCAAAAAAAGGTAAGATTTTAGACCCATTTGCCGGCGGAAGTGTTAGAGGTATTGTGGCAACTGAAATGGGATATGAGTATATGGGTATTGATTTATCCAAACAACAAATAGAAGAAAACCGAAAGCAATCATCTAAACCAAAGTGGGTAACTGGTGATAGTGATGAGATGTTAGATTATTTAGGTGATGAACAATTTGATTTTGTTTTTACCTGTCCACCTTATTATGATTTAGAAGTTTATAGTGATAATCCGTTGGACATATCAACTATGGAAGATACGGAGTTTGATGAGAAGTATTTCAGTATATTAGGAAAGGCTGCAAAAAAGTTAAAGAACAATAGATTCTTTGCAGTAGTGGTATCGGAAGTAAGAGAACAATCCCTAACTGGAAATTACAAAATAGGAAAGTATAGAGGGTTAGTATCTAAAACTATCCAAGCTTGTGAGAAAGCTGGATTACACTTCTATAATGATATGATTCTATTCAATTCACAACATCAGGCTGCTAGAGTGGTTGATACATACTTCAAAAGAAATCGTAAGGTAGCATCGGTTCATCAAAACATATTAGTATTCGTAAAAGGAAACCCTGATATTGCCGCAGAAGATATTGAATTTGATGGAACTTATCAATGTGTAGTAGATGGTAAACAATACAAATCATTTAGAGAAGCAGCTATTTCAATAGACCCAAATACATTAGTAGCTACCGAAGTTGAGAGAAGATGTCGTTCAACTAAATCCAAATACAAAGAGTGGCAAATCATTGGTGAGGAAACAAAACCACAAATTAAATATGAAGTTGATGGAATTCCTTTTGAGAATCCAAAGCAAGTATCAGATAAATTAGGAATATCCGAATCTGATGCAAGAAATTATTTTGAATCAAATAATCCTGTATATCGTCATTGGAAAAAAGTAAATCGTAATGATATTAGTTATGATGATATGTTTGATGAACAAACTTATTCAAAGATACAATTACAACTTCCAATTATAGAATGTGAAGGTGTTCAATTTTATTCAATTATAGAAGCAGCCAATCACTTTGGTTGTTCAGATGAGCGTATCCGCCAAAAACTTAAATCAGATAAACATTCTGGATTTATTTATCTTTTCTAAAGAATTTTTTAGAAAAATTACGTTTTCCTAAACTTTTACATATTTATTGATACAATAACGTATTTTATATACGTTTTCCATTGGTAATGAATACTCACCTTTATGTGTAGTGACCGAAACGCCAATAAAAAATTCTATTGAAGTCCACAAATACAATGACTTCAGAAATCCGATAAATAAGGAAACAAATGGCAAGTTCAAAATTGTTGAAAGAAGCAATTGCTGATGCTAAAGCTGTACGTGAAACTGCTATCGCTAACGCTAAAATCGCATTAGAAGA